TATAGTTATATCGTTTAGTGAAAATGCCCTACTTGAATCAAGTATAACACTACGAGGGTTTGCAGGCTTAGAAACAAGTCCTTTGCCAGAAAATGAAATTTCTTTTAAAGATCTTCCAATTTTGTATCCTTCATATTCACCAGTACCACCGTAAGCTCTAAGGTGTTTAGTTAAAAACGCAGAGCCTTCATTTCTTTCTAAAAGCTTTGCTTCACCAGACTCACTAAGTAAAGCATAGTCAAATCCAGCAAATAAACACTCCATAGAAACAAACCATTTGCCTTCTTCAATTTCAGCAATAATTTGATTCATCCTCTGTCTATTTTCTGGATCAGTCCAGCTATTATAAAGAACTGCTTCTGTAACTATATCAAACTTGGGTGGCATTTCTTCGGAAAGAACTCTTTCGCCGCTCTCGTTAATGATATAACTACCAGTAATATGACCGATGATGTCGTTTTCATCGTGCATAAAATTGAATTGTTTATCTTCCGGTGTGCTTCTAGCCGCCCAAGTTTCTGACGGATTGAACACATCATCATTTTTATTCCAGCCAGTAGAAACTAATACTGACTTTAGATAATAAAGATCTATTTGTTCGGGATTAGCATTAGAGGCTTTAATCTTATCGATAGTAAAGCTGAACTTTTCGTCAAAATTTTGTTCTAACGACTCTTCTTTGGATTGCAAAACAGCGGGCGCACAGTAGGCTATACTGGCACTTGATTGCACAAGTTCAGCTACACCGTCTAAGATTTCTTGTTTATGTATTTGCATATAAGCCTCTAGCTAAAGAAATATACACAAGATTAAAAAAAAAGTAGATTATTGCATATATTCTGAAAGAAAAATACCAATTGAATTATTCTTAAATTCATCAACAGACATTATATCCAAGGAAAGTTTTTTGCTTTTGACCTTCATTTGAAGGTCTTTTGGTATACCAAGGTTAGATTTTAGTATAGAGAATACATCAGAGTGCGAAAAATCGCTTAATGGATCTAGGTTTAAGAAAACCTCTAGCTTTAAAAGCTCTAAGGTGTTAGCTTCAGACTTCGTTAGTTGCCTTAAATTCTTCTTTCCTATTGATCCTAAGAAAGCTTTATTGATAATAGAGCCGGATTTTTCCCAAGTTTTTTCAGCCCAGTTAAGAAACTCGGCAACTCCGGGGGTTGATTTTGGCTTTGTTGTTCGTTGTTTTCTTGGGACAGAATCTTGAGAATTGTTGGGCCTACCAACGGGTTTTATATCCGTGTTGGTGTTTTGTTTTTGTGAGTATTTTTGTTTTTCTTTTTCTTGTTTTAAGTTAATTTGCCCCTGTTTATCCATTTTTTCAAGGTCTTGCTGATGATTTGGATTGTGATAAGGGCTAGCTTTTGGTGGACCAGAATCTTCTCTTTTGTTAACCTCTCTTTTGATTCTTATGTTTTCTATTTGTGGTATTTCCTTAAATCTCTCTAATAGTGTCTCGTGGCTGATTATATCTCTATCTGCTAACTGAATCAGCAAATTCTTTTCCGAAGCTTCGTCAGATAGAGTCATTTGATCAAACTGAATGTGAGCTTTGTATCTAAAGCCCATAGCCTGTCTCACAAGCTCAAGCTCTTTTTCCCAGAATCTAATGAGTTGGTCTCGTCCGTATTGTAATCGTTCAACCAAGGTCTTAAGCGAAATAAAGTTATTTGTAAAGCCTCCACCGTTTGTGGCCATTCCAGTAAGAGTTGGTGGGACACCCAGTCCAGCATAAATACTATTCAACACGGAGGTATACTTCTCGGAACCTAGAAATTTGTAAACCTCGCTATGAGATTCTTGAAAAGATAGTTCTGGACCCCAAACGAGTTCCATAGTGCCACCACCAACGTTACTGGCAAGAATGTCTCTAAGCTTGTTAATAGCTGCTTTATTGGGCAAGATTTTATGCTCAAGATTGCCCAATGTCCACAATCTAATATTAGATATAGCGCCATCTAAGGCTGAAAGATCAGCAAGTCGCATTTTTTCTAACATAATAATATCATCTAATATTGCATAGATCATCGGATTTGCCCATTGCCTCCAGTCGTCTTTCTTGTAATAGAACATGCTTAATCTCTCTGGATCTAATGGGATATCCTTTTCTCCTCTGATTAAGCTTTGTTTTATTGCTGGAGGTAAAGTGTCTAATACATGATTAGGAATATCACCGGCCTTGAACTTGTCAAAAAATGAATTCGTTGTAATAGTGTAGTTTTGTAAGCCCATGAACAAGGATAGATTTCCTTCTTTATTTTTGACTGTTAGAGGGTTAAAGAAGTTATACCTCCAAGGTATTTCGTTTGGCGAAGCAGATGGTAGCTCGACCTTGATATCAGAAGAAAGAGCCTTCATGTAATCCTTCAATTTAGGTGTTATTTGAGCGTAGCTACGGTAAATAATAACATTGCCGGTTCTATAAAGATTGTTTAGAAATCTTTCTGAACGCTCTTTGCCATTAACGCTTCGGAACCACTGTTGGTAGAATTTTTCAACACTCTTGTCTCTGTGAACAATCTGAATACCCTGACTTCCAAAGTCACCCATGAGATCGATAATATTTCTAATGATACCAACCTTATCGTATGCATCCATACACATTTTGATAATTCTACGCTGCTGAGTGGGAACGGCTTCCTCTGGGCGAAAAGCATAATAATCGCTATGCTGGAATCCCGGTCGCACTGACCTGTTCGGTTCTATATCTATAAAGTGGCGATAGTGATTGCCCTGAGATTTACTTAGTCCGCTATAAGATTCTACATTTTTAGAGAATTGAGACATAGCGTTGGCTTTGCCTTGATCGTCGCCATCTCCCCACGTAAGCATATCGTCATTCATCTTTAACCTCAATTGGAATGTAATTGGAATGTATACGTATTAATACACATCTTTCATCTGATCTGCAAACCAACTTGGACCATTGTATAATTTATCGTCTGTTTTAGGCATATATCCACCAGTTGCAAAACCTCCATAAAATTGATACTCTGCCTGAGTTGGTAGTCTTTGTAAAGTTCTTGCGGCCATGTTTGCCATCAGTAAAGCTGAATATCTATCCTTTCTTATTTTACTTTTTTTGCCAGTTCCAACAACTACTTCTGGCGTATCCCATCTATCTCTACCAGCAGAAGTTTGAGTCATCTGAATCATAGCTAATTCATCTTTTAGCTCTTCGATGTCTAAGACGCATTCTTCAAGGGTGTCAAACATCCTTCCCTTAGTGCCGTCTTCATGGCCAGAAATTGTTAATGTCAATGGGTCGAATCTTGGAAATAATAAAGCTTTATCCTCAAAGTCTTTTCTCATGCCGTGGTTTGATTCGGCTAACCAATCGTATTTAGCGAATTGGCACATTTCTAATATGTGTAGACCACGTTCTCCGTCTGTATCTTTTGGCTTGTCGTCATCTATAACTGGCCAAATAGGAGCCTCTCCATCTTTAATCTTATCATTGTCATGAAGGGATTCCATTACAGCAACGCCGCCCCCCTGAGCGTCCATTGCTATATGTATACATGGAAATAACCTCATTAAATCTCTTATTTTCCTAGCACAATAAGCATAAAAATCTGTTTCAGTAGAATATCCGCGCTTAACCTTCTCTTTATGTTCTGATCGTGTCGTTGTCCAGCAGTGAACTATCCTGCGATGCGAAGGGTGTACTTCTAAAACAACAATGCTAAAATTGTCAACTTCAGATGCGGGGTCAACACCGAATATATAACGCTTGTCTTTGTTTCCTAGCAAAACCGCTTCAAAAAGTATATCATTACCATTTTCATCTTTTATAGCAGAGTCTTCAGAAACAACGCAAGACTCAATCAAAGAACGCTTGAAAAAGCCTTGAGAGTCTCTTGTAAAACAAGCGCCGTACTCCATTTGGTAAATTCCAGTATGAACGGTGGCCTTAGATCGAGCTACTTGGTCGGCATCCATAAATCCCTTTGGTAGAAGTTCATATGGCATTCGTATTATAGAATATTGAGTCCAATCAAAACTGTCTGGTGGATCTTCCCCGAATATTTCTCTAAGCCTAGATATATCTCCTCGGCTTTTAATAATAGACTTCCACTTCTTCCAGTATGTGGCAAAATGATTAAAATCATAATAAGCTGTTCCTGAGAGAATAATCTGATTGTCTTTCTTAACTTCTTTCTCTTCTGTGTGAAAGGATACACCAAGCTCTTCTGCTTTCTTTTTCGCTGCTAACCTTTTAACGTTTTCTACTGGATCTGCACTAACAGCCGCAAAGCCAGCAACAACGTTTTCAAATATCTCTCTAGGTATAGACGCAAATTCGTCGGCAATAATATCGTTAGCTCTTTGACCTCTAATCTTCTGGCCGTCGCCAAGAGGCAAACAAGTGACTGTACTATCATTAAGACGAAGGGTGCATCTATCAGTATCCCTGCGCGGGCCACTGTCTCCGTCGCAAATATCTCTTAACATTGGAGAATTGCGCCACATAGTCTCCATGTACTCAAAAAGAACCTTGGACTGTCTGAATGCCGCTCCGACAACAACTACCTTTCTACGGGGCAATATGAGCGCCCTAAGTACTGCATAGAGAGAAAGCATGAATGATTTACCAAAACCTCGGCTGGCAATGAGCATTGGGAATTTTCTATTCCATATTTCCCTGAGAAATAAAGACTGGGATGGTAGAAGTTGTATATTCAATATTTCTCTAGTAATAAACGACAGATATTCCGGCCTAGTCATTAACCAAGCAAGTTTAATATTAAAATCGTCATCTGAAGCGGTAAGTATAGACATTGGGTTAAAGAAGTCTGTTTCCGCACTGTCTAGCCCCAACCAAGCTTCATCAATTGTTTTTAGTTTAGATTTTGCCACGAATTAATAACCTTGTCTGCAAAGCCATAGTGAACTGCCTCATGTGCTGTTATGTACCAATCTCCAGATTTTAACTTTGTGCTTAAATAGTTTTTTACTTTTGTTACTGCATTCTTGCCGTATTTTTCGATAAAGAAATCTCCATTACAGCATTGATTTGCATATATATCAAGCATCGTATCGCATATTTGTGTTTCGTATTTTATCCAGTTCTGAACATTTAGGTAATCACCGCCTGCGCTCGTGCTGCCGTAATGAGACATAAAATATGTGTGAGGAGTAATCAGCCTAGTGTCTGCCGCTTGAAATATAATGCTACTCATTGACTCTGCTTGTCCATAAGCAATTATTGTAACATGAGATCTACACATTGTAATTGCATCATATATCGCCATGCCATCGGGCCATGCTCCACCAACGCTTTGCATGTGAATTATAATTGGTTTATCTGACTTTATATCTAGCGCACGTATATTCTTAATAAATGTATTCGACATTTTATATTCAACTCCGGGATTCTCATCATCTCCAGAGCTATAATAATTGTGTAAGAAAATTTCCCTAGAGTCTATATTAGATCCATGATTGTGAAAATCGTAGAGAATGTCTTTATCATTGTTGTTCATCTTATGTCTTTCTCCCGATAGTATACATTTCGTTAATTCGCTTGAAAATGCTGCTAACAGCAAGGAATGCTGTATGCTTGTCTCCGCAGAAGAGTACGTGTACGTCATTGTATAACTCAAATTCTATTAAACATTTTAGCATATACTTACCGGTAATTTTAAGCGATGCTTTATTCTTTACTGGTATTCTTGTGTCTTTAGGGAATTTAATTAGATCTTCAAGAGAAAATTCTAAAACTAGATACTTATGAGGAAAGGGTTCCATTCTTTCTATTTCATTCAAGAAGGCGTATTTCTTTTGTCCTAGATTTATAGCTAGCTCTTCAACACAGCCTTTTCTTTCTATGCATATTTTGTCTTCCATGCCCTGTATTGAATAATCGCCAGTGTCAAGCTTCTGGTCTATCATGCCAGCACAAGTGTTGAATTTACTAAAATAATATCCATCCTGCTCTCTAGTGTCTTTGAGAACAGTGAAGTCAGGAGCTTTTTTATACTTTGCCATTTATAATCTCTCTGAATAAATTTTCGTAGTGGGACTCTTTTCCGGTGATTGATTTATGGCAATGGCGACAAAGGGTAATACCATTTGATGGTTCATATCTTAAAGCGGAAGCGGTTGACCAAGT